GGGGTAGTTGGCAACTACGCGACATTTGACTCTAATGTGGAAAATAGGGGTACGGCAGGCAACTCTGCAAGATTCCTTGGAACAGGCGCTAACAACTTCCCCCGTAATGGGTACAGTCGTTCACCCGGGTATCCCCCGGACTTCGCGACAGTAGGGCTGGGCGCCGATTTTGATAGGGGGATTAACTTTGGCTATGCCAGCATGCTGGCTACTAGCCCGATGGAGGGCGCAAGGTTTACCGGCATTGCGTCGTTTAACGCGGGCGAAGCAGGCGCTTGGTCTCAATTCACGTTCGGGGCGGTAAACGATACACGGGCGACCGTTGGAATAGGGGCCTCATTCTCGGCGTCATATAACCACGGCTACGCCAGTATGCTGGCTACTACCTCGATGGAGGGCGCAAAGTTTTATGGTACTAGTCGGAATAGTTACCCCGACGGGGTAACCGGAGATTATGCTAGCTTCGCCGATGCCTCATATAACGAAAATGTGGTTGCTGACTATGCAACTTTCTCCGACTTTACAACAAATACGCAATATGGCACCGTGGGGAACTACGCCCACTTTAGCGGAAGATGTGAAAATGACGGTATAGTCGGAAACAATGCCCACTTTAGCGGAGGATGTGAAAATGACGGTATAGTCGGAAACAATGCCACATTCGACGATACGGCGAATTGCTACGGAGCTAGCAGTGTCGTGGGAAACAACGCCACATTTAATACCTCCTCGCACGCTGGTACAAACACCACGGTGGGCAACCACGCGGTATTCAACGGAAGTTCGCACGGCGATGGGACTGTTGGAACCGATGCCACGTTCAATACATTTTCGTATGTAGATTCCAGTGGGCAGGTCGGCAATCGTGCTACGTTCAACGGGTCCAGCCGCAACAACGGCACCGCCACCACGGCTACGTTCAACGGGTCCAGCTGCAACAACGGCACCGCCACCACGGCTACGTTCAACGGGTCCAGCTACAACAATACCGGCGGGACCCCCACGGTGGCGGCTACGTTCAATGGGTCCAGCTACAACAAGGGGGCCATACCATGAGCGCTACGGTGACGTTCAACGGATATAGTCACAACGAGGGCAGTGTGGCGGGCAGTGCCACCTTCAATGACTGGAGCTACAACGCCGCCGCTGGTTCCGTGGCGGGTGGGGTAACTTTTAACGACGCTAGTTATTTTGAATATGGTTCGACGTTCACCAGCACGATTGCGTACCGGACAACCGGACTCCTCACGATTCCGCCCGCCAACGTGGTGCTGTACCCGCTCGCCTACGGGATGCAGGGTGGCACCCAGTTGACCGGCACAGCTCAGTACGGGATCAACGGGTCAGGAATCCTGGGGATGCCGTAAAAAGGCTGGTCAGGCAGATCACCGCGGGGTATAGTAGTATCCAGGTTCGATACAGTTATCAACAAGGAGCAGGCGATGAAAGTTATCACCAACACGACCGTCTCGTATGCAGTTAACTCCGTCCAGATCGGCATGATCTCGGTCATACCTGATCCGGCCAGCAACCTGGTTTTCTCGGTCACGTTTGGCTGGTTCGATGCAGCCGACAAGCCACTCAGGCAGTCGGGCCAGCGCTACACGGCCGCCCAGCTGGAAGCAGCGTCGCCGGACCCCGCCCAGGCGGCAACCTACCTGGCAGCCCTCAAGACCCTCATGCCGGTCGGGATTGCGCCGGCCATGCGGATCCAGGTGTCCGATGCCAGTATCGCGACCGTCCAGGGATTCTGTAGCACCATGGTGGGGGAGCCGCCCGTCAAGACCTTCAAGGCCGTCACGTACACGGAGGCCCAGCTGGTTGCCGCGGGAGTTAGCTCGGCCATCATCGCCGGGTTGGTCAGTCAGATGGCGGTAGCGCTTACCGCGTAAGGATTCGGGTATGCACCAGCCGTCCATCGAGGCACTTGGATATCTGGCCCTCTGGATCCTGGTCGCAATCGCGATCGCGGCAGCGTCCATGTGGCTGTGGGGAGTGGGAACTGGTTAGAAAGGGGATCTGCCATGCGCCGGAAATCCAAGATCGGACGAAAGTACAATTTGTTGAGGGATACCCATGATCCCCGCGATTTCCGCTGGAGTATGCCGGCCAAGTGGCAGGAGGTGCCACTGCCGCCATCGATCGATTTGTCGGCCACTATGCCAGCCTGCTACGACCAGGGCGCTTGGGGGACTTGTCACAAGGCAGACACCGAGGTGTTAACCGACTCGGGGTGGAAACTTTTCAGTGAGGCCACGTTGGACGACCAGCTAGCAACCGTCGACCCAGAAACTAGATTAGTATATTTTGTTCCACCAAAAACTATTTTCAGGCTGCAGTACGCGGGGAGAATGGTGGGGGTCCACAACAATGCCACCGATTTCTGTGTGACACCAGACCATAATATGCTTGTCAGGAGATGGAATGAGCGGGACCGGACCCTTGAAAAGAAGTATCAGTTTGTGAGAGCGGGAGACTTGGGCTGGTACTCGGGGCTGATGGTCGGGGTGAAGTCGTCTACAAAAGAAGCACCGACGTACACACTTCCGGGGGTCGAGCATAAGCAAAAGCCGCAGCGGACTAGCCGAGCGGTGGACGCGAATGCGTGGCTGGGTCTTTTGGGGATTTACCTTGCCGAGGGGACCATGGTCCAAGCAAAAGGGCATTATAGAATTCAGATCGCAGCGCACAAGGAGCGGGAAAAGGAATTTTGTAAGGGCCTGTTCAGGAAGTTGAAAATCCACTATATCGAGCAAGTAGACCGTTTTTACTTCGACGACAAGCAGATCTATTCAGAGTTCTGCCGTTATGGTTTGCTGGGGACGAAAGCTCCAGACAAGTTCGTCCCTGGGTTTGTCTTTGGTTTGGGGCCGGAGAATATGAAAGCGGTTCTCGAGGGGCACGCAGCAGGAGACGGATGCGACTCCGACGGCACGGTAGTCCACTATACCTCGTCTTGCAGACTGGCAAACGATCTCCAGCGTCTCGGTCTTCTGTGTGGAGAGTGGGGTAGTATCTACTCACGCCCCCCTAGGACTTCCGTCTACCGCGGCAGGACCATCGCTGGGAACTTCCCCGAGTACGGATACATCCGCAGAAACCGCATGTCCTCTTGTATAGAGACGGGCAGTATTGATAACGAGGACTACACCGGGATGGTGTACTGCGCAGAAGTTGAGCCGTACCACACCTTAATCACGCGAAGAAGTGGGAAGATCCTGATCTCAGGCAATTGTTACGCGAACGCCGTGGCCCTGCCGCTACAAGGGTTGTGGGCGCACAAGACGATGCCATCGAGGTTGTTCGTTGCATGGAGCGCCTGCGCCCTGGAGGGTGAAATCAACATCACAGAGGAGGACGGCATCGCCTCGCTTCGTGACGTCATTGCACCGCTCACGACAATTGGATATACCGAGGAGACGATGTGGCCCTACGACTCCTCGCATCTGAACTTCCAGCCCTCGAAGGAATGCTTCATCGACGCATCCCAGCACAAGGTTATCTCGTACGAGCGTGTCGACCAGCAGTTGTCCACCATTAAAGCCGCTCTGGCGTCGGGACACCCGATCGTTTTCGGCATCCTCGTGTATCCGCAGCTCGAGTCTCCGCAGACTGCCCGGGATGGTATCGTAGAGACCCCGGGGTGGTGGACTCGAAACTTCTCTGCACCGCTCGGCGGTCACGCGATTGTCCTGTGCGGATATGACGACGCAACAGAACGATTCAAGTTCCGTAATAGCTGGGGCACCCAGTGGGGCCAGCAGGGGTATGGGTATCTGCCCTACGACTACGTCACCAACAGTAAACTGTCGTCTGATTTCTGGATAATCCACGCGGTGAACCCATGAACGTAATTATCAATCTTCTACTACTCGGTTCACTTTTAGTAGTTGGCGGCTGTGGATTCTTCGATCCCCCTGTTTACAATCCGGACGACCCGTTCGGACCTCACGGGCGATTCGACCCGATTCCGCCCGTCTATAAAGGAGCTACGCCATGATGAAGCAAATTCTCGACTGGGCCATCCAGTCAACTCAGTTCAAGAAGTGGTCAGGGATCGTGGGCGGTACTGCCCTTGGCATGTGGCTCTCGATGAACTACCATGTTCAGATTGCAGCAACCCTGGCTGCCTGGGGGGTCAGCAAGGGTGAGTTTGGTAATGCCCTGGTGGCCGTCATGGGTGCATCCGGGGTAGCCCTGAGCGTCGGGTTGAGCGTCGCCAAGACCCGCCTGGCGGCCCAGCAAGGTACTGCCCAGCCCACCCCGACATCCTCGGGGATGCCGTAATGGGCGAGCCTGAACAATTTGAAGACTTGCCCATCCTCCATCCGCCGAATCCCCATACGGACCCAACGGGGACGCTGTGGACTCTCATGGAGGACTGGGACTCGCCGCCGCTCGATGGGTACTACCTGCAGTTCCTGAAGGGGTATCAGACCGACGGCGCCTCGATACCCAGAATAGCCTGGACCCTGATCGGGAGCCCCATGGATGTGCCATTACTGGGCCCAGCGCTTTGTCACGATGGATTATTCTCCAGCCAGCTTACCGCCACCCATTCCGAGTCTGACTGGCTGTTCATCAGGTACATGCAGATGACCGGGCAGATCAGCTGGGCCAAGCGCAACATGGTCTGGTCACAGGTTAGAATGTGGGGTTGGGTCGTGTGGAATCGACACACTGCAGAGTCCGTCGCGGCTTCCCGGCTCCTATGTACGCGAATCCCGGTGAGCCCTTAATTTAGCTCCCAGACCGGTTATAACAATATGTTGATGGTGATGTTTACCTAGATGGTAGAATAGCCCCCGGCGCCTGCCGGTTGACTTCGTTTCTTTTACCCTTACAGCTGCATTGCAGCCATGACATCGATAGGATCGACGTCGACCACGCTGGGCGCACCCGAGCGACTGGCTTCACTGTTGAAGGCGCCCTTCGGGACCAGGTCGACGAACCCGGCTCCGCTGATCTTCATGGCCAGCATACAGGCGAAGTTCAAGGCGTGACAGAAATCGTCCGGCCGAGCTGGATTCCGGACGAAGTGCCGATAGGTAAACCCGCCTGACTCCGAGACCTCCTCGTAGGGACTCAGGAGGTCGTCGGTGTAGAGCTTGAACTCGCCTTGGGGTGGGAAGAAGATCCGATTATACTTGATAGCCAGGAATAGGATTTCGAGAGCGGTTGTCTTGTCGACCGTCCACCTATGCTGCCCCTGCGTGGGACTGTAGCTGAGCAGTTTGTTCTGTCGGACGTACATGATCTGGATCACGCTGACGTTGAAGCGCTGTTCAAGCATGACGTTCTTATCGAACCCCATGCCGTAGTCGGCGGCCATCATCTGACATTTGTAGAATTTGTGAGCTCGGGCAATCTCGGACAACATTTCGTCCGGATTGAACCCGATAAAGCGTCTGGCCCAGAGGACGTCAATCTTGCCATCGCGGCGCAGCCCAATAATGGTGTGAACCGTGAAGCTGGATTGTTCAGCGCCGCCCCAGTCTACTCCCGAGACCGTACAGGTATAATCTCGGAGTTTGTTCTGGAGCTCGGCGACCGACGGCAGTGAAGATTGCCGGTCGATGTCACGCTGGCTGATCACCCTTGAACCCAAGCTGTGGCTAATGCCCAGTACCTCCTGCATGATGATCGGCAGGGGCAGCCTCAAGAGCTTGCGGGTGATCTTAGACCAGTTGTGAGGGTTATCCACCAGGGCCGGAACGACTACCTGGGGGATATGGTATCCGAGAAAGTCGTCGACGCGATCGGGCCAGGCCGGTACCCATTCACCGTCCCGGACGTTAAGGCGTGCCCCGCACTTAACGCAGTGAATGCCGTCCGCTTGGAGCATATCGAGGACGCGGCCCTCCTCGGTGGGGAAGTTCCAGAAGGTGCAGCCACACCGCATCGCCCACTCTGACTGCGAGGACTGTTGCCACAGGTTCTCGATGGTGTTGTCAGTAGTCTTTGCGGTGCCCGTGAAGCGCCTAATTCCCCACTTGCTCGCCGTCAGGGATTCCGAGACGATCGGGATATTGTCGGTGAGCTGATCCTGGATCTCGTCAAAGTCGATTCGGTCCGCGTAGATACCGCGGGCCCGGTCACTTGACGTCTTGGCGTAGGTAAGCTGGATTCCGCTACCGTTGGCGAACGCCTGGTGGTGGACTGCTTTGATGATCTTGCCGTCGGCCTGTGCGTTCTCCATGTCGGTTGCCTGGAGCGCACGGGCAACATCGCATGACTGGATTGCCTCCGTCATGTAGAGGGTACTGTACCGCTGGGTCTGCTGCTGAAGCGGCGCCACGTACAGGATCTGCAGATGCGGGATAGTGAGCATATCCAAAACTTCAGAACGCGATAAATTCAAACTCTTGCCGGTTTGCCGGCCACACATGTAAATCGTATCCGGAACGTATTGCCGCCCGTACATTGATTTGAACTGAGGATAATCCGTTAAACTGTACGGCTGCCCCCTGATCTTAAATAGGTGAGGCAGAAGATCTGCACGGTCACCGCCCTGGAGTTGCTCCACGGTGTCTGGTTGCTCTACCAATGATTTGATACTCTCGAGGGACAGCTCCTCGGAGGTATTTGATGTTGAAGAAGATTTCGAGGGTGCGTCACTGGCTTGTGGCGACCCCTCTTTTGGTGGTAGACTATCTTCGTCGTTTGGATTCATATGCGAAACAAGAGTACTCGATCGTCGAGATCCTGTCAAGCAAGCCAGACGGGGAGAATAGCCATGCCGCAAGTAAGCAGGTCGCCCAGGGAGTACCTGAGGCTGAAGAACGTTCGGGACGTCAAACAGTCGACCCCAGACGACCTGGCTGAGACCGCACTTCCGCGGTATCAGCGAAAGACCGTAAGGTCAGATAGACGGGGAGATAACCGAGAAAGTAGGTGGCTCAAGTATGCTTGAGATCTTATTGTTCCTCGGTGGACTCGCCCTCACGGTTCGCATCGGGCAGGATTGGACCCGCACCAGCAACGTGCTGGATCATGCGGAGAAAGTCCAGCAGGATGCTGCCGACCTGATTAAACAACTGAAAGGTTAGGCTTACAGGGATGGAAGCCGCCCTCGTCCTATTTGGGCTCTACTTCGTAGTGACCTCTGCTCGTAATCGAGCGGCTGTCAGGTTCGGAGAGGGCCAGACAGCCGCATACGGCAGAGCCATCTGCGAGTTGCTGTCCAGAAAGGCGACCGCCCATACAGGACGGTCAGAACCGCACGGCCAAACCCGTGCGGCCGACGAACCCGAACTTGTCTCTTGGGGACAGGTCGAGTCGTTCAGTGATCCGAGAGAACAAGGTGATACATCGAAAGAGGTGATGCCATGACGCCAGGAGGAGCGATTCTCCTCGCCGCGACGGCCGGCATCGCCTGGCTGGATGGCGGATTATCGGCCTGTGTGGTGGGTGGGATATTGGGCGGGGGTACCTACATGGTTGCCCGTCGGAATCTCAACACACTACCAGGCCGGGTGCTCCAACAGCAGAAAGCTGCCCTGGAGGCCCGGATGAACGCTAACCTTGCTGGTGCCTCTCCGGAGCAGATCCGGGAGGCCAAGAAGGAAATGGCGATCCAGCTCCAGAGCTTTGAGGCCGTCCAGGCCGAGCAGCGCTGGGGCAACAAGGAGCTGGCTGCATGTGCGGGCGTAGCCGCCTTCGCGTGTCCAGTACTTGGCGCCGTGGCCCTCGCGGGGCTTACGGCGGACCACTGGGCGGGTCCGGTCACCCGGGCCTGCGAGGGGGACCCCCGGGGGGACCTCCAGAAAGAAGTATGCGACATCCGGTGGTCCTCGATGAGGACCGCCTGATGGGAGGGGGCGGCATTGTGCCCTCCCCTTTACCTACAACGAAAAACAGGAAAACCAAATGGCCAACGAAGTCAATATCATCAATCCAGACCCCTACTGCCCGGTGCGCCTCACCCAGATCCTTAACCGCGGCCGCCACACCGACAAGTTCTGCGTCGAGGTCCAGAAGCCGGACTCCGATGAGTTCATGGAGTTGCCCGGGGTGGCAACGGTTCATGGTGCCGACTACGCCCTGATCCCGAACGCCAGGATCCACGAGCTCGCCCAGGATGTCATGCGCAACGCCGGGTTGGCGTTCCAGCCGGTTCCGAGCTTCGGCGGGGGCCATTCTGCGCCCCTGACGTGGACCGGGAAGAACTATCTCGAGCGCTGGTATACCCCCGACGTCAAGATCCAGCTGCCCACGGGCAGTCAGGTCATGCTCGGTATCGAGGTCCGCAATAGCTACGACAAGAGCTGCCGGGCTGGCCTGGCGTTCTTCGCGATGCACGTGGCGTGCAGCAATCAGTTCCACGGGCATAACATCCTGGGCGAGGCATTCAGCTTCCGTCACACCGATGCGGACAGCCTGGGCGATAATCTCAACGATGCGGTCAATCAGATTGGCCAGCAGGCGGAGAACTTCGCCCAGATCCTGCCCAAGATCAAGATGCTGTCCGAGACCCGCGTGGGCGGCCTCAAGGGCTTCCTGGAGGTTCGCAACCGCATGATCGAACAGACCGGCCTGGAGTTCAGGGACAAGGGAATCCTGGACGAGCTTGGCGGCCATGGGGTTACCAAGAAGCTCGGGATCAACGTCGGTACCGCCTATGGGGATCCCGACACCTACTGGGCCCTGGCGAATGCCTTCACGGCCATCACGACCCATCAGGTTGGTGGACTGCGTGGCTGCGACCACTCCGGTCGTGCACTCGACTTCCTCTTGGAGGATGCCGGCCGCGTGGCAGCATAGGAATCAACGCTTAGGCGTGGTCGGCTCCCATGGGGGTCCGGCCACGCCATTTCTTCTCCTGCTCTCGATCTCCCTTTTACCTATCGGAGAATCATGCCCGAATTTACACCCCACCCACTATACGCCAAGTCGGCAAAAAAGCTAGAGACCAGGATCGAGTTTGTTCGACATCCTACAGCCAGGTCTGTGGTGTTGGACTTTTTCCGCCACGAGTTCCCCAGGACCCCTGACGATAAGTTGCTCGACAAGAAGACCGAAGTGACCCTCTTGATGGGTAAGTCGTGGCATAAAGGCGCAACAGTCCGCGAGATTATCAGCTGGGTCCAGTCGGTTGGGATCTGGGGATACTGTAACCACGTATCTCGCAACCAAAAGGAGATCCACTTCTGGCGGGGCAAGCGAGCCTGCAGGACGTCGATCCAGGAATTTCTTCTCCATGAGATCTACCACGCGGGTGGATATAGATCTGAAAAGACCGCCTGTAAGCTGGCCGGTCTGGGTGCCTTTGCCTATCAGGTTTTTGAGAATGAGTTTGGTGGACGAAATACCAAGAACCCTCCGAGGAATTCAAAATGAAGATGACTCTCACACTGCAGTTGTCCCACTGGGCCGGTGCCGATGATGTACCAAACCGCCTGTTCAGTCGCCACACCGAAGCAACATTAGACCTGCCCCTGGACCCAGAGGAGTTTAACCGGGCCTTCGCGGATCTGGCTAGCGACGCGATCCCCAAGATGGCCGACCGCCTCTATAAGAAAATCGACCATGAGGCTATGGCCTATGTAGCGTATGAGCGCAAGCAGGCTGGACTCCAACAACAATTCCCGTTTATGAAGGATGAAGCCCTTGTCGCGAAAGCCTAAATTCCAGCCTGTTCCTTCTACCTGCTCCGGCTGCGGTAAGCCGGCCGGGATCCAATCGTACATGACCGCCCTGCCGGGGCGCCCACCCTTGATACGACCGGCTCGATCCTGCTATGGTTGTCGGGTTGAACGGGAGGCCAGGACGGTACTGCAGACCTGGGACTGGGCCAGTGCGCTCCTCAAGGAAACCCGCATGCACGTCCAGAAGACCCGCGATGGAGTCTGGTCGGGCCAGATGACCCCCGCGGTAATTCGTGCGCTCCTGACGGCCCAGCAGGGTCGTTGCGTAGTAACCCAGCAGGTACTGTGGCTGCCCCAGCTTCCGATATCTCCGCACTCGACTCTCACCGGCTCACTGGCAGAGTATCCGTGCGGCCCAGAACGTGACCAGGCGCCCCAGCTGGTCCGGGCCCTCCTGGCCGATCCCGAGTGGACTCCGGGCAATATCTGCCTCGTGGCTTGTTGCTGGAAGGCTCCGTACTACCAATTGGGTGGTGCTGCCGAATTGGTCAGGTTCATGAGAACCCAGCCTACTCCACAGATCCCTACCGACTCGCTGCTGCGCCACATTGCCTCCGAGGACGGAAAGCGCCAGATTGAAGAGTGGATTCGGTATAGAACCGAACAAGTTAAGGAATCGACGTGAAATACCATAGTTATTTGTTCGTGGACGGTTCAAGTTCCAAGGGAGACGATATTGGAGCCTGGGCAGCCATCGCGGCTGCGGGGGATAGGCGTCGTCTACTTTACGGTATAGATTTTCCGACCACTATTTCTAGAATGGAGCTCCGTCCGATCATCGAGGGACTTCGGTGGATCAAGTCTAACTGGGTTGTTGGCGGGGGCTTCAGGGTACTGGTGACCAGTGACTCCGAGTATACCGTCAAGACCCTATGCGGGCTGTATCCAAGAAACAAGAATGAGGAGCTGTGGGCTGCGGTCGACGTAGCGGCCCAGGGCATGCAGGTCAACTACCGCTGGCGGGAGCGCAATAGCCTACCCTATATGGAACTCTGCGACGCAATCTGTGGACCGCTGCGAGACCACATGATTGCCCACATGAAGACCGTCGCGAAGGACTGTAGAAAACCGGAGGCTGCGATGCCCTACTTTGAAATCGAGGAGGAAGAATGAACGACCGCCCCAATTATGAGATCGAGCGTACCCTGGTGCTCTCCACGACCCACATCACCCGGGAAGATGACGCACTTCTGGAACGAGAGGACCTTGTAAACACTACGTATGACCCGTATGAGTTTGGGGTTAGGGTCTTCATTAGCAATGATCCCGCCTATCGTCTCGCTACCAGACTGGATGGGTTCAGCGTGGCCTTTCAGGATTTGATCGAGCTGGCCCATGCGAAGGGATGCAGTTGGCTTCGGCTAGACTCCGATGGACCCGTCATGGATAACCTAAAAACTTTTGATTGGTAACTATGAATACTGAATTCAAACACCGCGGATACACCGTCTCGGTCGAACAGGACCCAGATCCCATGAACCCCAGGGAGGATGACAACATTACCGGCATGGCCCTCTTCCACAAGCGGTATCGGCTTGGCGATCTAGGTCATGGTTATCAGTCTGCGGATTACCAGGGTTGGGCCCAGATGGCCGAGGCAATACGCAACAAGGAGCGCCCGGCGCTCATGAAGCCGGTATACATGTACGATCACTCCGGTCTGACCATCTCGACCACGCCATTCGGCTGCCCCTGGGATTCCGGCCAGATTGGGTTCTGCTGGATCACCCGCGAGAAAGCCAAGGCGGAGCTGGGTATCCGCCGGATGACCATTCGGAATAACCTCAAACTCGACAGAACTCTAGAAGCTGAGATCAAGCAGTATGACGAGTTCCTCGGCGGGAATGTCTATGCGACCAGCATCGTAGACCCCATGGGCGGCGTGAGTGATTTCGTCGGGGGCTACGCCAGGGAGGACGTCAAGGACGAGCAGTCGTATGCCGTCAAAGAAGCGTTCATGGTAATTGATGCGACGATCAACAAGGAACCAACATGATACCAGTAAAGATTCTCCACACGGCAGACGGCCACGCGGGCTATCGTCAGTATGGTTTCGCCCAGCGGGAGTCCGACTTCTACGAGGCACTCCGCCAAGTAGTCGAAAAGGCCATTGAGCATAAGGTTGATGCAATCCTGATTGCTGGCGATCTCTTCGATTCCACTAAACCCCCGGCGCTTGCCGTCAGGGTCGTCCAGGGTCTGGTTAAGAT